ATGTCAAGCCCCTCTTCTTGTCTTAGAGCCCCTGCCACTCAGGACCGCTCGGAAATTGCGCCGGAATCGCGCTTTGGCCTAACACGTTATGTGAGCAAAATTGCTCACGCAAGTCTTTTCTTCCTTTCCGCCCTATCGAAAGTACTCTTCGGGCCTCACCGGAGTAAGCGGGGCAAATCCAACCCTTTCGACGACGATAGCCAGGCGGAACTGATCCGGCGCTACGTTGCGCCCTGGGCCAGGGCCGCCGCCCATGGTTACCCCGTCCCCTCCACCGCTGATCTGGAAGCCTTTTGGACCGAGGGCGAGGACGCCCGCCGCCCCGTAACGTCTTTAAAATCGAACACCTGCCAGCCGGACAGGAGTCCTTTGTCGGGACCCTGCCCGCCCTATCTGAAGATCCCGTCGCACGACTGCTGTGTGGGCGTCGACTGGCCGGGGTTCGGGCATTGCCATGCAGCGGACTGCCCGGCCATGGCGCGCAGAGCCTCGCTCCCGGAGCCGCTGCAATCGTTCGTCTCCGAGCCGCCCTGCAAGGCCGCGCCGGGCGTGATGGGCGTCGAAGTGCGCAAGTTGATTGCGGAGCTTGACTGTCAGCTTACCGCGCACCATGAAGGTTTGCTGGCACAGTTGCCGTTTGCCTCGCGGGATCTCGCGCATTGGCTCCTGCGCGTTCCGGCGGCGGGATGTCCGGACTGCCTGATGCTTCCGCTGCACGGCGAGCAACAGCACACCGGTATTTGCCGCGTCGGCCGCGTGGTGCGAATTGTGGAGGATCTTCTCCGAACGGCGAAACCAAAGGCGGAGCGACCCGAGGAAGTTCGCGCGGGCGATGGGATTGCCCCGCGCGGGCTCAATGAGCGCGTCTGCCTGAAATGCGGCGCGCGCGATGGCCTCGGGTGGAGCGTTGCGGACGTTCCGGTCGGGACCGTCGACGCCGAGCTTCTGGGCCTCAATCAACTGCTCAGCGACGGCCATTCCTTCGGCTCGATTGCCATTCACACGCATGACTGCGGAAGCCATGCGGCGAAGGGCGGCGCGCAATGACGGCTGAAACTGTTCGCCTGATTCCGCTCGATCTGCTGGACGCGAGCCCATTCAACCCGCGCAAGACGTTCGATGAAAAGGCGTTGAACGAACTGGCCGCTTCGATTCGCGCGAACCTCGCCGCCGGGCGCGCCGGCATTACGAATCCGCTGATTGTGCGCACGCACGATATCGAAGGCCTGGTCGAAGAGCGGTACGAAATTGTCGCCGGCCACCGGCGCTCGGAAGCCGCGACGATTGCGGGGCTCGAAGAGGTTCCCTGCATTGTGCGCGTGCTGGACGATGCCGCCGCGCGGGATCTGGCTCTTACCGACAACATGCAGCGCGCCGACGTTCCCGCGATGGAAGAAGCCGAAGGCCTGGGCGAGCTGCTGAGCCGGCATGGCAGCATCGAGGCCGTGGCCGCCATCGTGTCAAAGGAAGCGTCCTACGTGGCGAAGCGGCTCAAGCTGCTCTCGCTCACGCCCTGGTCACGGGATGCGCTGCGCGCGAAGCTGATCACAATTGATCACGCACTGCTGCTAGCGCGGCTCGGTGTGGATGAGCAGGACCGCTCGCTCAAGTGGTGTCTCGATCCGCAGGCCGGCGTGAAGCTGACAGTGGACAAGGTTATCGCTGAGCGCATTGAGCGGCGCAAGAAGGAAGCCGGCGAGGACTCGCACTGGCGCCTTGCCTGGGAGCCTCAATCCGTCCTGCGCCTCAAGGAGCATATTGAGCAGAGTACCGGCCGCAAGCTGGCGCGTGCGCCCTGGTCGCTCGACGACGCGAAGCTGCTTCCGCAAGCCGGCGCGTGCAGCGGCTGCCCTTCGAATACGAAGGCGAACACGTCGCTCTTTGGCGATCTCGACATAGACGAAGCCACGTGCGCGGATGGTGGATGTTTTGAAGTGAAGCGGTCTGCTTTTGTCGAGATTGCGCTCAAGGCAGGAAAGACGCAATGGGGCGGAGTGGATAAATTTCCACTCCGGGTGAGCTGGAAGGAAACCAGCGTTGAGCCGCGTTTCGAGATCGGCGAGCCGTGCGACGGTCCGGTCGGGCTGAACAACTTTACGCGCGTTGTGAAGCGGACGCATGTGCTCAAGGCTGGCCAGTGGGTCGAGGCGAAGAAAGGCTCATGCAAGCATGTGGAGTCGGCGGTCACGGTGGATTGGAGCGACGACGCGAACCGCGGCTACATGGGCAACTCGAAGAAACTACGGCGCCCGGGCGAAGCGCTTCTGATCTGCGCGGCGCCGAAGTGTAAGGCGCATAAGAAGGCCTACGAGGAAGCGAAGTCAAATAACGGATCGGACCATGATCCCGCTGCGGAAAAGGCTAAAGAAGAGAAGCGCGCGGCCGCGAAGGTGGAAGAGAATAAGCGACGAATGTCTCTGGCTTCGACTGCGCTCGACGGGATCACTACCATCCCGGCCGAGGCTCTGCGCGCGCTAGTGGCACAGGCAACGCCGCGGAACGGCGATGGGGCGAAAACCGCCCAGGCGCTGCTTCCGGGCCTTGACAAGATCGTCAAGACCGGCGCGATCAACGGCGCGGAGTTTGCGAAGGCGCTGGCAATCGCATCGCTCGACGATCTGAGTACCTGGTACGTGCCGGAGCAAGGGCGCGCTGCGTTCATTGCGAGCATCCGCAGGCTGGGCTATAAGGGCGCGACACCGTGGGACAAGCCGAAAGAACCGAAGGCTGCCAAGAAAGCCGCTGCGAAGGCCGCTCCGAAGAAGGCGGCGAAGAAAGCGGCCAAGCGATGACCTACTTCACAAAGGAGCATCAGAAAACCGCCTGTGCTATCACTGACCAACTTGATCAAGCGAAGAGTCTCGCTGCTAATCGCACGGCTGTGTTGTTTCCAATCGGCTCGCTTGTGTTCGTCGAAAGCTCCGGTCGGAGGTTCACAATGCGGGTCGAGCGCCACGGGTCCGTGTGGTGTGAACCTACGACTGTATATGGCGTGAATGTAAAGACGGGGAAGCAGCGAAGGTTCTATCTGGGTTGCGACCGAGTGCTGCGCGTCGACCTGCCGAAGAAGGCGGCGCGCAAGTGAGCACGCTGATACCAGGGCGCTGCCGGCACTGTGGCTGCACGGAGGACAATGCCTGCCTGCTGCACACCGGCGACGCCTGTTGCTGGACGGACCGGGAACGCCTGGTCTGCAGCAACCCGTCCTGCATCAAGGCGGAGCAGGCGCGGGTGGCCGCGGCCAGGGCGGCGCGGCCGGCGTCGCCGTATCGCGGATGGGGGTACGGGGCAATCGTTTTGGACAAGCGCAAAAAGGCCCGCGGAGCGCGCGGCCGGAGAGGGCGAGATGCAGGGGTCAGGCAATAGCGAAAAGGGAACGACAATGAAGGCGGCGCTGGCCGCGGGACAGAAATGCGCAACGGAAGGCTGCAACCGGATGGCCTGGAATGACGATTTCTGTCCGCGCTGCGAGGATGAGATCCGCGCGCTGGAAGCGATGGCGGAGGGCGATGCAATGCGCCTGGCGCGGGCGATGAATGCCGCCGAGCTGCGCAAGTATCTGGCGCGGAAGCAGCGGGCGGAAAGCTTTCGCCGCGCGGGTCGGTTTGTGGCCAAGTGGCTGTGGGTACCGAATTTGATCGCCATTGCCGGCGTGCTTCTCTATCTGGGCTGGGTGTGGGGCGCGGCGTTCGTTTCATGGATGGTGGACTGATGAAGTTCTTCGAGGGACTGCGGCCGGAGATCTATATCCATGGGGCGAAGCTTCGCCGCGATAAGAAGACGGGCAAGCGGCTGTGGAGTTTGACGCTCATCAATTCACTGCTTCCGGAGCAGGTGACCGAATGCGATGAAACGATCTTGGCCGCCTTCATCTACCTTCTCACGCTGGAGAACTGCGCCGCCGAAGTGATGCTTGGAACGGTTGCGGAGAGCTGCGGGATTGATTTCTTTGCGAATGTCGAGGACAAGAAAACAACGCTGCGATTGGAAGGCGTGGATCTGGGCGGCTTTCGTTTGACACGCGACGGCAAGATCGCGGAGCTGTGGTTTCAGTTCGAACTTGAGAATAGCGCGAGCCTGCACGCCTTTGTGAAGGAGTATGCGTACACGAGGCTCTGGGCTGAGTTCAAGCCGAAGGACCTGTTTACGCAGTCGGAGATACCAAACCCGCAGACAACGCTTGCAAACGATCCTGCGTTCCTCGATGCGGCGGACCGCTTTGCATCCAGTATGCGCACCGGAGAGATCGACAGCATCGCGCTCTCGACGCCTGGCATGGAGCCGGTTGTGATCGATAAGGCGGCGGCGGAGAAGATCCACATCGCCGCGAAGAGGAAGAAATCGAAGGATCCGGGTTAAACGAGTTTCGCGCCCAGGGCTGAGGGGCTGACGGGCGCGAATAGCTGCGGCGGGGCCGCGTGGGGAAACATGGTCGGAGACACGTGAGAACGCACATGCCGGAAGGCCGCTTCAACGTGCATCGCGCAATGTTCTTCCGATCAGGGCGCAACACGCAAGCGCGGGCAAATTAGCAGGCCAGCGATAACACCCGCGCCGCCGCACCAACAAAGCAGGGGTCAGGGAATAGGGGTTAGGGGTTAGGGAGATGCCGCGCAAGGAACTGGACTGGACGAAGACTGGCACGCTGGCGGCGATGGCTGACTGGCTGATGAAGAACGGCGACTGTATCTGCGTCCTGGCCATTCGGCCGCACGATTCGGTGTTCGCGGTGGATCTAAAGTGCAAGCCGGAAGATGCGGCGGACCTGGTCACGGAATATCTACCGCGCCTGGTTGGACGCGTGGAGCAAACGCGGCGCGAGAAGAAGCAGGCGGCGCGATTGGAGTTGGGGCCGAATAAGGAGTAGTGAATGGGCGCGAAGACTGGAATTGAGTGGACGGACGCGACATGGAATCCGATCATCGGGTGCTCGCGAGTGAGCGAAGGCTGCCGTAACTGCTATGCGGAAGGCACTGCCGGACGCTTTGGGAACGGCAGCGAGACCGTCTACAGCGGCTTGACGCAAATCGTCAACGGCCGCGCGGTGTGGACCGGGCAGATCAAAGAGACGCGCCAACTGCTAAAGCCCCTGAGCTGGAGGCCCGTCAGGGAGACGGAGGATTCGCCTGACGGCAAGGTTCACTTCACAAAGTTACGCTCGCGCCGCATCTTCGTGAACTCGATGAGTGACCTGTTTCATGAGAATGTGAGCGACGAGTTGATCGATCGCATCTTTGCGGTGATGGCGCTCTGTCCGCAACATACGTTCCAGGTGCTCACCAAGAGGCCAGAGCGGATGTTGAAATGGTTTACCGAGCATTTCCGGATCTATTCTCCTGGCGCGCGAGAAATGGTGTTTGGTTATGTGCAGCAGGAGCGCGGCTACTCAAGCACAGACTCCAAGTGGATAACAAAGGCGGCGAATGCCTTTGATGTTTGGCCGCTGCCCAACGTTTGGCTCGGCGTGAGTGTCGAGAATCAGAAAGCCGCGGATGAACGCGTTCCGCTGCTGCTGAAGACGCCGGCGGCGGTGCGGTTTATCTCGGCTGAGCCTCTGTTGGGGCCGGTGAATCTGCGGACCCTTTGCGAAGAGGTTGAAGGTTACGTCGATTCGCTCTGCGGCCTGGTCGTTTGCGATGGGCGCGGAACGAAAGAGATCAACGCGATCGACTGGGTGATCTGCGGCGGGGAGAGCGGACCAGGTGCGAGGCCGATGCATCCCGACTGGGCTCGAGGCCTGCGCGATCAATGCAAGGTCAGCGGTGTGCCGTTTTTCTTCAAGCAGTGGGGTGAGTGGTTCTCGAAAGATCAAATTGAACAGCTGAAAACCGAGCGGTCCTTTTTTCCGTTTAGCGGCGTCGGGCTCGCGTATCTGGACGGAAAGTCGGAGACGCGTCCTGGGCGAGATATTCCCGATCCAGAGTTTGGATTGCGCGCCTGGGATCTCGACGGAAACGACGGATGCGCGGCGGTCTATCGCATTGGCAAGAAAGCTGCCGGTGCGCAGCTCGACGGCGTGGAGCACAAAGAATTTCCGGCGGTGCGCGCATGAAGGCCTTGAGTTTGTGGCAGCCGCATCCGACGGCGATCGCGCTGGGGTGGAAGCCCTGGGAAACGCGCTGCTGGCCGACGAACTATCGCGGGCGGTTGGCGATCCACGCTGCGCAGCGGCCATGGAATGACTTTGGCGATTGGGAGACCGAAGCACGGCGCCGGCTGCTGGCGCATAGCACGGCGCACGGCTGGATCAAGTGGACATTCGGCGCGGTAATCTGCACCGTTGACCTGGTCGATTGCGTGCGCACGAGCGAGTTGCGCGGCCGGATCCCTGCGGATGAGGAATTCTGGGGCGATTTCAGTGACGGGGAAGACGGCAAAGGGCGCTGGGCTTTCAAGCTGGAAAACGTGCGCGTGTTGCCGGAGCCGCTGCCGTGGCGTGGCATGCAGGGCTTCTTTGAGGTCGAGCTCGAGGGCGAATCGGCGCTGCCGGTGCAGGCGGCCGCGCCGGTCCAGTTCTCGCTGTTTGGGGGCATGGGATGAAGGCGCGCAGAAACGTGAAGGGTTTTATCTATCTTCTCCACTTCCATCGGCCATTCAAGCATGCGCGGCATTACACCGGATGGGCGAAGGATGTGGATGCGCGCCTGGCCGAGCATTTCGACGGGTCGAGCCATTCCTCGCGGCTGGTCAAGGCCGCGTGCGCTGCAGGAATAGGTTTCGATGTGGCACGGATATGGAAGGGGAAGACGCGCATCGATGAGCGTCAGATGAAGCTGCAGGGGGGGGGCATCGCGCCGTTGCCCTATTTGCATTGCCGCGCGGGAAAAGAGTCTGAGTGATGGCGACCGCGGTGCACAAGGCGAAGCGGGAGCGGCCGGAGGACGGCGGCATTGTGTGGCATGAGAAGTGGAACGCCTTCGAGTGCTATGGCTGCGGCGAGTTCACGGAGATCCGCGATCGGCACAAGCGCACGCCTGACAAGCTGGCGGAGATGCAGGAGTTCCTCATCATCGATCACACCGAGTGCTGGCTCTATGATGATCCGAAAATGGCGGCGGACGCACGGAAGTACCGGTCGGAAAAGAAGCGGCGGGAGAACCTGAAGGCGCGCGCCGGCGCGGTGTTGGATTGTTCGTTGTATTTGCGAAGGGGGAGATAGATGCTCAGTTATTTGCAACCGAAGGACGGCCCTGTCGTGGCCGGGGAAGAGCAGCACGAGCGCGTGTTTGCGAAAGATCAACCGGAATATATTCCGCTGCGGACGTTGGTGCAGCGCGATGCGCAGGGCGGCGTGCTCTCGCGCTGGGCCCCGACAGAAGAGCAGCGCAAGGCAATCGCCGAGGGCGCGGATATCTACCTTGAGCTGCTCACGTTTCACACGCCGCTGCAGCCGATCCTGATGTTCGTCGCCGGCGACGGAGACAGCGAAGAGATCAAGGCCGCGTTCTGGCCGGTGAGGGAGCCGCGATGACCCAACTGTGGAAGCGGTTTGCGGACGCCGTGGCGTGGCGCTGGACGCTGCCGGAGAAGTTCAAGGCCGCGCAGGTGTCGATGGTAAAGGAGCGGCTGCGCTGGCAAACGCGCTGCGAGAAGGCGGAGAGGAGCGAGACCGCGTTGCGCGTTGAACTGAAAGATGCGCTGGCGGAATGCGCGAAGACCGAGGCGCGCTGCGATGCGCTGGAAGACGGCCTGACCGCGTCGGGATTGTCGGCCGCGGAAGTGGAGCGGCTGGCGCTGCTGGCGATGGCGGCCGGGAAGCTGGCGGCCGAAAGCGCGAAGGTGATCCTGTACGGATGGAGTTCGCGCTCGCCCGGTGCGCGGCGGCCGGCGTATGTGGACGTGGAGCGCGGCCTGGGACGCGTGCAGGCGCTGTGCGCGCTGATGGTGGACGCCGGCGACGTGCGCGGCGGGGATGTGCGCGCGCATGAGACCAGGTCCAGGGAGCGCGTTGGCGAGCAGATGACGAGGCAGGGGTAGAAGCAGGGGCTAGGGGTTAGGGGTTAGGGAGAGCGCATTGAGACGGGCGGAAGACAACGCGCAGATGCTTCTCGCCGTGGGGTCGCTTCACGTCTGCCCCACGTGCGGCGTCGAGTACTGCTGCGATGAAGAAAACTGCGAAGGACGGCCGTTGACCGATGCGGTGATTTGTCCTGCCTGTTGCCGCTACCCGATGCCGCATTCGACCTGGGGCGGTCATCGGGCGCGGCGCGATCCGGTGTGGGCGGCGAAGCTGGCGCGGATCCAGGCGCGCATGAAAATGTCGGGCGGTTTATCGCAAATCCGCCCCCCTGAAACTCTCAGCCCGTGCGACTGGACGAACGTTGGGAATGAATGAAGTTTTATTTGCGGGGGAAGGCGAAGGGCGTATGAGCGAGGCCTTGAGAGCGGAGTCGAGCGTGTCTGTCAGCCTGGATGAATTTGGCCAGGTGACGTTTGCGGCGGATCGGAACGGCGCGGTGATTCATCGCACGCCGGAGGAGCTGGGGATCCCGCGTGTTGTGGAGGCGGCCCCGCGTGTACGGCGTGAAGAGCTTTCGATGGCGGGCGTTCAGTATGTGCGCAAGATTCCGAGCGTGGAAGCTCCTGCTGCGCGTGTGAAGCGGGAAGAGCTTTCGCCGGCGGGGGCCGAGCATCTGCATAAGATGCTCCGCAAGGCCCCGCTGAAGAGGTTGTATGGCGAGCCGGTGCGGATGCCGGCAATGGCTACGATGGGCGCGGAGATGTTGGGGCAGGGAGTAGCGAGTCAGCAAGTCGGCGAGTTAGCAGATCAACAGGTCAGCGAAGTTGAAACGAGGAGGAAGATGTCAACGGCAAGTGAGCTGAAAGCGTTAGTGATGGCGGAGCCGATGGATATGCCGGTGTCCGAAGTGATGGCGAAACATGGCGCCAGCAAACAACAGATTTACAACTGGCGCTACGAGGCGCGGAAGAAAGCGGGGCACATCCCGGAGAAGAAGTTTGCGCCGAAAAAACCGAAGGCGACGAAGCTGAAGTCCTCAGGCCTGCAGCGCGTCGAGGTTGATCCGCAGCGGCCTGGTACTGCGAGCTCGCTGCCGGGCGCGCTGGCGAAGCAGGATGCGGCGGCGGAGCGCATGAAGATCGAGATCGAATTGAGCGTGGCGGAGATGGCTGCGATCGTGGGACGGCTGGGCGGGACACAGCGCCAGGCGTTCTTTACCGCCGGCATTCGCGCGGCGCTGCTGGCGAACTGACGCGCGGCGTGCGGGGCGGGTGGAAGGATCCGCCTCGCACAAACTCTGAAAGAGACCATGACTCACGCAAGGGAAAACAGACGCGGCGTTTGGGTTGAAGCCGCGCGGGGGAAAGCTCTGTGAGCTCTGGGACGGAAGCATTGACAGGGTTGCGCAACGAACGCAAGCCCTGTCATTTCTGGGTGGACAACGAGGTTGCGGATTGCTATCAGCCGATTGTGGGCGCGGATGCGATCTGGGTGTACTGCCGCATTGCACGCAACGCGCGCGGGGCCTGGATTGTGTCGCCCAAGGTGCGCGGCGGCGACACGCGCGTGAGTTTGCGCGAGATGGCCGATTGGTGCGGCAAGAGTGTGGATACGGTGTGGCGCTGCCTGCAGGTGTTGGAGCGGGTGGGGCTGCTGCAGGCCGAATGCGGCGCGAAATCGAAAGGCCGCTATGCGCTCGCCGACGTGAAGGACCTGGTCACGCGCGAAGGGGGAACCTACGACCGCGAGATGGGGAGCTTTCAGTTGCCGGCGCAGCGTGCGGCTGAGTTGAAGGGGCAAGTGCGAGAGCTGCGCCTGAAGATGGCCAGGAAGAGCGGCGCAAAGCTTCGAGTGGTAGAGCCGATCGGGCCGGGACAATCTGTCGCTCAGAGCGACAGATTGGACGGGGGTCTTTTTTCTACATCTGTCGCTCAGAGCGACAAAACTGTCGCTCTGGACATACAGATCTGTCGCTCCGGCAGTACAGCCTCTATTACTACAAGAAAGCAAGAAAGCAAAACTAACTACCCCCTTCCCCCGCAAGCGGGGGTGAGCGGCGCTCAACAGACCCTGACCGACGCGGAAGCTTACGAAGCTACCGTCGACCAGGTGATGCGCGGGTGCGGCTTTACGGCGAGGAGGATGCGCAGCGTGCTCTGCGATGTTTTGCGCCAGGAGGCGGATGAGAGCGAACAGCCCTTGGTGATGGCGCTGTCTTTGGCGATGGTGGCGATGGTCGAGGCCTGGGAAGACTTCACGTCGCAGGGGGCGCGGCTGCGTTTCAAGTGGGGCGCGCGCCGATTCTTCGCGGAGGGCTACTGGCGTAATCGCGAAAGCTGGCCGTGGGATAACGACGCTCTCAAGCAGGAGCGAATGGCGATGGAAGCGAGGGTGGGGAGCCGATGACGAAGTTTGTGGTGATAGCAACAGCGAACCGCGGCGCACTAGAAACGTTTGAGCCGCTGGATGCATCAGGCCAGCGGTTGGCAAGCCGGGCGGTGCTGCAGGATAACGAGCTGGACGATGCGCGCGATCGGAAGCGCATTGCCGCTGGGTATGTGAGCGAGCGGGATCCGGTGCGCGGGCTGCGGCGCGAAAGGGACCCGCATGTTTCGTGGCGCGAGGAAGCGGCGCTGGCGAAACCGCCCGAGCAGGACTGGGATCATTTTGCAAGGATGGCCATGCTGGCGCGGGTGCAACGCGAGATGAGGGTGGCGTGATGCGCAAGAAGACTTCGAGGCTCGAACGAGAATTCAACGTGCAGGTTGGCCAGCGCATCTGCCGCGCGCGCAAAGTGGCTGGATTGACCGCTAAGCAATTGGGCCGTGCGGCGGCCATAAGCGCCGCGCAGGTCTACTGGTACGAGGTGGGCCGCAACCGTTGTCCGCCGTTCGTTCTCAACGCGTTCGCGCAGCGATTGAAGATCTCGTTGCGTGATTTGGTCCCAAACACAAGAAGTAGTGGTATTCCTGAAGATTCCTCCGAAGTCGAAGCAAAACTGTTCTAGTCTTAGCAACTGAACAAGAACGGCCAATTTTCCAGTTGCGGTTTTAGCTGGACGGTGTGCGTGCTGATCATCGCAGGAGTGCCAAAGAGACGCGGAGCCGCGTTTTCTGGGCACTCTTTTTTGTGGGAGGGTTATGGCAACGGTGCGCAGGCGAGAGCGGGATTTCCCAGTCTTTCCCAACGAAGGGCGGAAGATCATCCGCCGCACCACGCGGGCGCATGCGGAGATCTACGAGGCGCTGGGCATTTGGCGGCGCGAGTACGACGGGCAAACCGGCGAGCTCGTGGGCTTTCGCCTGGTTGGCGCGGAGCTTCACAAGGGGGACGCCGATCTGCGATCGCTCATGACCTCAGCGAGCATCTCGGAAAAGGAGATGCAGCTCAATGTCGGCCGGTCTCGCACATACGGGCTGAGAGAAGTAGACCGGATGAAACTGATCAAGGACGGCGAACTTCCTGAGGACGAGGTCGAGCGTACGCAGGCGAAGGTGCGCGTGTACCCGCTGATCGGCGCGGCGCAGGGAGACATTCTGCGCGCGTGGCCGCTGTAGTCAACCTGCACAACCCCGAGCGAGGAAAGGAAAGCATGAATTGGGCGGCGGTCTCAGCGGTGGTCTCGGTTATCACGCTGGTTGGCGTATTTGGTGTTGGCGGCGTGATGTGGGGAAGGCTAACCCAGACGGTCTCGGATCTGGCCGACCACGTGAATGAGCACGGCGACGATCTTAAGGTTCACGGCACGCGGCTGAACGGAGTCGAGATCGACGTTGCGACGCTGAAGGGCTGGAAGGACGGGTTTAATTCGGCGGCCAGCATTCATCGTGTTGTGGAACCGCGCGAAGCGTAGAAAGGGGCGGGCATGCTGAATCCGTTCAAACTGTTCACCATTTACAGCGACCTCAACAAGGCCGAGGCCGTAGCGAAGGAGAAAGCTTCAATGAACACGAAAGTTACGCAATATTTAACGCTGGGCGTTTCGCTGGCCGGGACGCTGGGCGTTCCGACGCTGGCGGCCAACTGGCTGCACGCGCATGCGGCGATTTATATCGGATTTGTGGCGGCGGCAATTGTGCTGCACGCGATTCTGCCGTCGATCTTTGCGGCGCCGAGCGCGGCGGACCAGCAGGCGACAGGCCTGGGAAGCGTGCAGAAACTCGGCGTGATCATGCTGTGCGCGATTCTGTTGACGGGAACGCTGCCGGTGATGGGGTGCAGCGGCGTGACGGTTGCGCAGGACATTGTGAACTGGACGCCGGCGCTGCAGTCGGCGGTGGGCGTGGTAGATGCGACGGCCGCGGTTCTCGATCCGGCGGCGGCTCCGATCTTCACGGCTGCGACGATCGGCTTCGACGCGGCCTCGAACCTGCTGGTTGTCCAGGCGAAGGCGTATCTGGCGAATCCGAACGCGTCGATCCTGGCGCAGCTGCAGGCGCAGATTGTGGCGTTTCGGCAGCAGGTGAATGGCGCGCTGTTATCGACGGCGAGGATCGTTAATCCTGCAAGCCAGCAGAAAGCGATGGCGGATATCAACGCTGTGGCGACGGTGGTCAACACCATGCTGGCGCTGATTGCAGGCGTGTCAAGCAAGGCAGCCGTAGCGCGGATGGCGGCGGACTCGACGATCAAGCTGGCGCAGGTTGAGCCTCTGATGAACCGGGAGCTGCAGGCTTCGATTGTGGCCGAGCACTACGGCGTGCGCGAGACCACGGCGCGGTACATGGTTGACCGGACGCTGGCCTATGGTCAGGCGGCAGGGTTCTGAGGAACAACCAAGCTCAGTCTAGCCCATTCAGAAGCCGAAGACGCGGATCGCGGAAAACGTCCACGGCGCACCGTGGTGCGATAGCTAGGAATCGGCAAACAATCAATCGGCGCTGAGTAGCGAAATGCGAAAAGCGCCGCTTGATTCTGGAGGCGTTATGTGGAGTTACGAGCAGACGACGGGGCGGCTCGCGAGTCCGGCGGGAACGTTTGTGGGGCTTGGCTACAGCGGGCACGGCGCAGGCCTGGATAATCCGAAGCTGCAGGCTGAGCCGATGGTCGGGCCGATCCCTCAGGGGAATTGGCAGATTGGGGAGTTCTTCGACGATTCGGGCGGCAAGGGGCCGATTGTGGCGCACCTGACGCCGGCGACGGGAACCGAGACCTTTGGACGCTCGGGGTTCATGATTCACGGCGACAACGCCGAGCTGGACCACACGGCGAGCGAAGGCTGTCTGGTTCTCCCGCATTGTCTGCGCCAGATGATCATGAGCAGCCAGGATCGAGTGTTGCGGGTGACTGAGTAGCCCCCCCTGCCCAGCGCCAAATTGTTCCGCAAAACCACAAAAAATCGTGGAAAATGGCCGAAAATCGGCGTGTTTCGATGGCTTTCTAAAGCTGAAGCGGCGAGGCATGGAAGGCGGCTGAAGGCCTTGCTGGCGCGTAGGAGGCTCGAACGAAGGTGTGTGAGGTCGTAGAGGAAAAATGGGACGTCCGCGCACACCGACGACGATTCTAAAGGCTTTAGGGGCCTTCAAAAAGGACCCGCAGCGGGAACGCGAGCGGGAGGGCGAGCCGGTTGGAAGCGGGAAGCTGGGACGCGCGCCGGCGGCGTTCATGATCATGAGCCCGGCGACAGGATACCAGCGGGCCGAGCGGTTGAGGAAGATCTGGCGGCAGGTGCAGCTGGAATACACCTGGCTGAATGCAACGCATCGCAGCCTTGTGACGCGTTACTGTATGGCGCTCGATCGGGCGAATGAGGAAGCGAACCGCGGCACGAAGGCTTACTTCCAGGCGGAAGCGTTGGTGAGCCGGTATATGAGCCTCTTGTGCGTGGGGCCAGGGGAGCGAAGCAGGGCGTTGACGGATGAGATTCCCGCCGATGGTGCGACGCGCGATGGAGCTTCGGTGCGGATGAATCTGGAGATCGATCTCTGATGTTTGAGTACAGGCAGCGCGCGGCGACCGAAGAGTATCGCGAGAACTGGGAGCGCATCTTTGGCGGCGCGGCCGGGGGCGGCAAGAGCGAGATGTTGCGCAAGCGTGTAGAGACCCTCACTGCGAACGGGCCGGTTATGGTCCTTCGCCAGGGCGAGGAGCCTATGGTGCTAAGGCAGAAAACCATTGAAGATCAGCGAGCTCATCAAGCCAACGGAGCGCCAGCGCGAGTGTCTTAAGGCTCTGCGAGAGTTTCGCTTCGTGCTGTACGGCGGAGCGATGGGAGGCGGCAAGAGTTACCTGCTGCGTTGGTGGTGTGTCCTCCAATGCATTTACTACTTCGCGCGCTACGGCGTGCGCAATGTGCGCGTCGGCCTGTTCAGCGAGAACTATCCGACCCTGGTTGACAGGCAGACGTCGAAGATCAAGTTCGAGTTTCCGCGCTGGCTGGGGCGCATTTCCTCGTCAAGGGATGAGGGCTTCAACTTCAAGCTGGAGGAACGATTCGGCGGCGGTACCGTCGCATTTCGTAACCTCGATGATCCGTCGAAGTACAACTCCTCGGAGTTTGCCGCGATCGCGGTTGAGGAGCTCACGAAGAACGGCAGCATCAACATCTTTCACGAGCTGCGCAAGAGGCTGCGCTGGCCGGGGATTCCGACCAAGGACACGCGGTTTCTGGGGTGCACGAACCCGGGCGGACCTGGTCATGCGTGGGTGAAGGCGCTGTGGGTGGATGGAGAGTTTCCGAGCGAGCTTGAATCGCTCAAGGGTCAGTTCAAGTACATCAAGGCGCTGGCGAGCGACAATCCGCACCTGGACGAGGACTACAAGAAAGAGAACCTCGATACGCTGCCGGAGGAAATGCGGCGCGCATACGCGGAAGGCGACTGGGATCTGTTTGAAGGGCAGTACTTCACCGAGTGGCGGAAAGAAGTGCACGTCTGCGATCCGTTCGAGATTCCGTGGTATTGGAAGTTGGAGCGGTGCGGCGACTGGGGAGAAGCCAAACCTTGCGCGTATGGCTGGATTGCGACGAACCCCGAGGGGCGCAAGTGGGTTTGCGGTGAGGTGTATGGGCCGGGAATGCGGATCCCGGAGCAGGCGCGGCGGATCAAGGCGTTTGAGGCCGGCAAGAATGTAAGGCCGGTGGGCGTGCTGGATGGCGCATGCTTTGATTCGACGGGGCGGGATAAGTCGATCGCCGATCAGTTCGCGGAGTTCGGCGTGAAGTGGGCGCAGTCTACCAAAGGGCCACGAAGCATTTTTAACGGCGCGCAGGTGATGCGCACCTTTCTGTCGTTTGAGCGCAGCGAGAGCGGTGTGATCACGCGGCCGCCGCTGTTGCAAGTCTTCTCGACGTGTCGGGAATTGATTCGGACGCTGCCGACATTGGTGCACGATCCGAGCAACCCTGAGAATTACATCGGCGAGGATCACTGGGCGGATGCGTTGCGGTACCACCTGATTGGGCCGGTGGCCGGGGCGGCAATGCCGGACAGCGAGATGAGCGCGGAAGAAGCGGCGTTTCTGGCGCAGGCGGATAAGCGGTTTACGGAGGCGCGGATTTGAACATAATCAACCAGGACGATGTGAAGGCATTGAATATCGAGCCGAACTCTGTGCTTGTGGTGCGCGCAACCGTTCCTTTGGCGTCACTTTGTGCGCTCCGCGCTCCGTTTTTCGTTCCGATTATTGTTGTGGATGATCCGACCGATGTAAACACGTTTACGCGCGCCCAGCTTGAGGATGCACTTGCGCGTCTGTAGCGTTTGCGGGAAAGAGGATCAGCCGTGGTTCGAGCATGAGCCGTGCAGCTGCGGATGGGACCGGACGAATCCGCACGACGACGATCCCGGGCCGAAGAATCACACGGCTGACTGCCGTTGCCTGGGGCATGAGGTTATTTCGTATCCGGTGCGGATCGCGGCCTCGGAGCTCACCTTTGATAAGAAGTTGAGCCCCTATTACGTGAACCGCGGCTGGGAGTTGAAAGTCAATGGAACGCGCTATTACCGGATGAAGGTCCTGTGCCGGGGCTGCATGCTTCTCGAAGACCAGGCGCAGGAGCGGAGGCGGGATTACGAGAAGGCCTGCGCGGCGGCGCGCGGGCAGGACACTCAAACCTACGCGCAGATGTTGGCGGCGCAAACCTTTTTCTAGGAGTACTTTTCATGGCGACACAGATGTTTTCCGCAGTCGTAGCAGCGCCCGGTACGCCTCAGCTGTTGACTAGCTCGACGGTACCTGCGCAAGCGGCAGTCAGCGGCGGGCTGGGAGGCTCGATTTCCCCGCGCGGCTGTTATATCAGTTTGACCGCTCCTCACTCGAACACAGCCGGGAAGTATATCTATGTCGGCGGCCCAACGATGAATGTGGCGGCAAAAACGGGCATCGGCTTCGAGCTGCTTACGGGGAGCCTGCCCCAGGTGATCTTTCTGACGGATGGCGAGACGGATCTTGGCGATCTCTATATCGATACGGACTCGGTTGCGATCACTGAGCGACTCTATGTCGCCACAATCGGATGATCGGGCCGAAGGTCATCTTCCCAATCGTCGGGCGGCCGGTTCCGTTCGAGGGCGTTCCGATCTGGTTTGATGCGCAGATGCCGGAGAAGACGATGAGGCCGTTTAAGAACGGTCACATCGTCAGAAGCGCAGAAGACGTTGCGCTGATGGCTGCCGAGATGGGCATCACGATTGAAGGTATTCGCGTATGAGAACGATCAAGGCGCGGCCGGCGCAGGCGCGGCGGCCGGTGTGCACCGAGTGCGGCGGAGCGACCGGCGCAAAGCTGCAGCACGGCGATCTGCACTGCTCGGAGCTCTGCCGCAAGCGGGCCGCGACGTTTAACCAGGCGAATCATAGGCTGCTCATTGCTGAAGGCTTTGAGCAGGACAAGGAAACTCCCAACATCTACCGCAAGGATGGTGTTGCCACCACGTTGGAGCACGTACGCTATGTGGGATTTCAGAAAGCTCTTCAGCATCACGCCCAGGCCGTTGCAGCAACAGCCAAGCGCGCTTGAATCGCTCTGCCTGGCGCAGCAGCAATCGATAGCTGCCACGCTTCAGCAGCAACAGGATTTGCTCGCGCAGCAGCAGGCGACGCTTGACCGGATTGTGACGGCGCGCTACGACAGGCCGATTGCGCTGCCGGCGCAGCAGCTGCCCGCAGACGCGATGTCGGACTGGGCGCTGAACGATCAGAGCGATGTTCGGCCTGCGGAGATCGACGCCGAGATCAAGGCGGGGATTGAGGCCTTGACGGTTGAGTCGGACGCGGAGTTCCTGGCCGCGGTGGGCGCAACCAAGTGAGCGATCATGCGGTTTCGATGCTGATCGACTTCGGCAAATGGTGTTTCTGGTTTGCCGCATGCGCTTTCGTGATTCTGTTGACGAACGGCTTCTTTGACAGGGAGAACTAATGGCTGAACCGCAATCACAGCCCGATATTCAGCAGACGCCGGCGCAAGGCGCGATGGCTGCGTACGTGATGAAGCTCTTCAAGGCGACCTCACGCACGCGCTACGCCGAGGAGAGCGAATGGGCGGTCGCAGGCTACTTCGACCAGATGAAGCAGTGGCTGGAAGAAGATACGCAGAGCGGCAACAAGCTGCGCCCGATGACGAAGAAGAAGGGCGGCAAGTGGCCGCAGCCGGTCACGAATCTTTTCTCGAAGACGATTGCGACGAACGCGAATTCGCTGGGCGCGGACATTCCGGAGATGCAGGCGCAGAGCGATAACTACGATGCGCGCAATCGCCGCGCGGCGGAGGCTGCCGAGAACGTGATCGACGCGGCCAACCGTGAAAGCGGAATGGAGATCCTCAATCCGACGCTGGCCCGGCGCGTGGTGCTCTGGGGCCTGGGGTGCACCTTTGACACGATTGCTTTCGATCATTCGACGGTGGAAGTGCCTGATATGGCCCCGGAGCAAGCTGCACAGCCCGGTACCGCCGCGCCCGCAGTTGGTGATGGTAGCGCCCAGGCCGAAGGAGCTCAAGGTGCTTCAGGCGTTCAGGGCGCAACTGCTCCTCAGGCAGCAGCCGGCGCAGGAGGCCCGGGACAGCCAGGAGCGGCTCAACTCGCTCCCCCTCAGCCTCAAGCGTTATCTGGAGGAGGAGCGGAGCAGGCCGGTGAGCAAGGCGCCGATCAAATAAGCGATTCGGAAGCGCCGCAGATTACGGGCGTGCAGACGGTGCCGACAGCCAGGTTGAAGACTTACCTGCTGACTCCGTTCGAATTCCTTTTGCCGCGCGATGCGCAGGATGCGAACCTTGCGCCATGGCAGATTGTGCGCTGGCGCAGACCTCTGGGCGAAGTGAAGGAAAACTATCCGGACTACGCGGACAAGTTCACGGCGGACGATGCGGCTACGGAGCTCGCGTTCTATTACCTCAACACGCTGCGCTCGTTGAGCTATCAGAACTCGAAGACGAACGAAGCGAGCGAGGAGTACTGCACGCTCACGATCCTGTGGACGGACTGGACTTCGGTTCCCGAGGAGGTACAGAAGAAGATTGCCGCCGAGTGGCAGAACCTGCCCAGCGAGATCTACGAGGAGCAGGGCTTCACGAAGCTGCAGGCGGCGACGGAATACGGTTTGTTTGCCGTGGTGTGGAACGACGTGATTGTGCAGTGGGCCGAGAACCCCTGGGACGGCGACAGCCCGTTGACCTTCTTCCCCTGGCAGAAAGATTGCGTGTCCGTCTATCCCAAAGGCCTGAGCGTCGAGCTGATTCCGTTGACGAAGAGCTTGAATCGCGTCGATTCGCTGATGATGCGCGCGGTCATGAGCCATGGAACACAGAAGCTGCTCTGGCCGACAACGCAGACGACGCCGATTCCATCGGGCGATCCGGTGGAGATTGTGCAGTGGGATCCGCAGGGCGACGGGAAGGTGCGGCCGGAGTACGTGAGCGGTACGCCCTATGGGCCCGTGCTCATTCAGCTGCGCAACCAGATCGTGAACGACTTCAAGGAGCTTGGATTCACGAACTCGGTTGCCGAGGGCGAGATGCCGGGCGCGGGGACGGCGTTTCGCCTGGCTGCTTACATGGGAGCGAAAGCGGAAGAGTCGCGCAAGACGCAGCGGTTCCTGTTTGAGCAGGCCTCGGAGATCCGCTCGCGCAAGCTGGTCAAGATGGCGCGCAAGGTGTGGACCGAGCCGCGCAAGGTGCAGGTATCGGGCTTCAACAATCGCTGGGGCGCGATTCAATTGGAGGCGGCGGACATTCCGAACGGCGGCTACGAGATGAACGTCATCCAGGATTCGAGCCGGCCGAAGACGTTGACGGAGAAGCTGCAGGCCTTGGAGATGGCGCAGCAGGGCGGCTACATCAATCCCCAGGACTCGCAGGTGCGCGAGTACGTCCTCGACAATCTCGGCCTGCAGGAGCTCGATCCCGCCGATCACCTGCAGTACATGAAGGCGGACCGGGATCTCGAGAAGCTGAAGCAGGGCATTCAGCCGATGGAGAGCCCGTTTGAGAAGTGGGATATTCCGCTGCGCGTGATTGCGGAGTACACGTTGACGGAAGAGTTCGAGGATATGCCGGAGAACATCCGCCACGGCATTTTGATGTACGGGCAGTATTTGAGCGAGAAACTGCAGGTGGCCCAGGGCGCGCAGATCGGCGCCATGCCTCCTCCGCCGGGTCCGGGGCCTGGCGCGCCTCCGCCAGGCGGTCCGCATGGAGGGCCGCCTATACATGGACTTCCGCCTTCGCAGCTCGCCCGGAGGGGCGGCGTCGGCGGGCAGCCCGCATCGCACGTGCTTGGCCAGGTGCCCGGCGCGCAGGTGTCCAACGACCAGGTGCAAGGGGCCGCGATTCGTGAAGCGGCGGACATTGTGCCGAATAGCCCATCGCCAACGGCGTGAGAAGGAGTAACACATGTCTGTCACCGCAACAGTGGAAGCCGTAGCAGTCCCCGGCGCGTCGATCCGGAAGAAGTTCCTCCTCGCGCTCGATAACTCTTACCCGAACCCGGCGGGCTATGTGCTGACGCCGGCGACGTTTGGCTTGAGCACCCTGAAGGAAGTCACCTTTTCGGGAGCCGCCTCGCTTCCCGCCGGGTTGTACGAGCCGGTTTTGATTCCGACCTATGCGACGGATGGAAGCGGGAACATCCTTTCGATCGCGCTGCATTTGATTATCGGCACGACGGGGGCTGAAGTCGCCAACGCCGTCGACGTGCATACGTCCACGCTGGCGTTTGCTGTCGAAGGCAACTAGGCACGGCGCTGGGCCGCGCGAAGCAGTGAACGGTGAAATAGGCGAGGAGACGGCAATGCAGGTGCAAAAGAATTCTCCCATTGTGGAGGCGCGGTTATACGAAGGGCCGACGATGACCGTGGTGAATAACGAGCTCGGCGAGCTGATCGTGCACGAAGGCGATTATCTCGTGGGCACGGAGGCGGGCAAGATCACGGTGATTTCCGGCGCTGCAATGGCGACGGACTATACGCCGTATGTTGCGCCTGCCGATCCGGAGATTCTCTCGGATGCGGAGGCACAGGCGGGCGTACTGGCAACGGAGCTTGCGGCGGAAAAGGCCGTGGGAGCCGGGTTGCAGGAGAAGCTCGACGCTTTGACGGCGGCGAATGCGAGCCTGACGGCTGAACTGGCGGCAAAAGACGGATCGGACACTCAGATTGCAACGCTCACTGCCGGGCTTGCAACGGCCCAGGCTGCGACTGCGGCGCTGCAGGCGAAGCTTGACACTCTGACGGCCCTGGAGAAGCAGCGGACGGAAGCTATGGCGGCTCTGACGAGTGCGCAGGCGGCCGTTGGCGGAGCGCTGGGGCAATAACTCAACCATCAACCGGGAATCGGGGCCGCCTCGCGCGGCCCTTTTGGTTCCGAGGAGAAAACGAAATGAAGTTGGACAATCCAAGGACAGCAGGCCTTTCGAAGGCTCAAGGCAATACGTTGTCGGCGCAAACCGAGTTGCGTAATACGTTGTCGGCGTCTCAGTGCGCGCGGGACGTCATGGTTGACAGGAGCTACGGACCGGCCTCGCAAGGCGTGCCCCAATGCGCGCCGCCGCGGGAAGACCCGATCCCGGACAAGCTTCTCGTGATTGAAAAGCGGCTCGATGATCTCGTTCAGCGGCTGGCACGGGCGGAGAACGTCTTCATTGGACCGCGGCCCGAGGAGACTAGCTGCGGAATCAATGCGGGAATCAATGCGGTGGGCAGCATAGTTGGATCTCTCGCGCGGATCAGTTCGATGCTGGATTCCGCGAACATCCTTTTGTGCAACATTGAAGGCCAGCTGGGCATTTAGTCGAGGCATAACCCGAGTCAACCGGGCCTCGCGCCCAGTCGTGATTCCGAGGACATGTGATGAATCGTTTTTGGTGGATGATGATGTTCCGGCTGCTGGATCCAGTCGACTCCGGTGCGGGCGGCTCCGGAGCTGCCGCACCTTCGGCTGATCCGGCTCCCGCGCCTGTTGCCGCGGCTGATCCGGCTCCTGCCGCGGCCGCTCCCGCTGCCGATCCGGCCGCTCCTGCTGCTGACCCCGCTGCGCCTGCGGCCGATCCGAATGATCCATACGCGCTGCTCGAAGCGGCGATGCGCGCTGAGCTTGGCGAAGTTGCTCCCGCAGCGCCCAAACCCGGCGAGCCTGGCGCGCCTGCTGAAGGCGAGCAGCCGCCTGTGCCGGAGGCGTTCGCGCCGGCGTTGGAAATATCGAGTTTCGTCAAGTCTCCCGAGCAGCTGCAGACCGCGGTGCGGGCGGCGGACGAAGTGTGGCAGGTTGCGACGGGGCAGGTACCGGCGCGGCAATTGCTCGAAGGCTTCAAGACAACCAGCCCTCAGCAGTATCAGGCGATTGTTGCCGACTTGAAGGACTACCTGGGCGTGACCGGCTCTGCAGCTCCGCAGCCCGGGCCGCTTGACGCGTTGAAGCAAGCGAACCCCGACGCCTATGCGCAGATTGCGAACTTTGTCGAGCAGGTAACGGGCAAGCCGCTCGAAGGGCCGGCCGATCCGATGCAGGCACGGCTCTCGACGATAGAGCAGCGGTTCGCGCAGGAAGAGCAGGCGCGGCAAGCGGCCAATGTCAATCAGCAGATCTCGAAGGCCCGCGAAGTCGGCGTCAACTTCCTGACCGAGAAGCTGAAGGGAACCTTCCTGGAAGGCCAGACGGATTACGTGTGGGCCCAGGTGGGAGCGAAAGCGGATGTCAGCCCGCAACAGATGACCGAGATGCTGCTCTCGGGCAAGACGGACAAGCTGGAACGGGCCTTCCGCGCGGTACAGAAAGATGAGGCGACGCGTTTGCAGGCTTACAACGCCAACCTCATCAAGAAACATCGCACCCTGGCCAACGCGGTTCCCGCAGTGAAGGGCGGAGCGGCGCAGCCGGCGGCGGGAGCGGATGCAAAGGCGCAGCGGCCGGGCGAGTCGGATAACGACTGGCGCATGCGGCTCTGGAATGCCAACCTAGTTTAATTGCCTGAAAGTTTGTAGGGGGCGCTCGCAAAGAGCACGATAACACGCCGGTGAAACTCCGGCGCTCCCTTCCCACCTCAACACTCAGCGAACGGCGAATACATCACGGCCTTGCTCGACAAGTCCATGGGATGCCTCCGCGCCGCGCGCTCGAACCCGCCGAAGGCGATCCCTGCGGCCAACTCAAGGAGATCTATCCCATGGCAGATGCAAACACTATCGCTCGAATCGGGGGCTTGCTCAAGGTAACCTTCGGTCCGAAAATCGAGGAACAGCAGAACAAGATGGCTGTTCTCCGCACCCGTTACGGCAAGGCCGACAACGCCTATTTCCGCGCGCCTGGCTCGTACTTCGAGTTCCCGGCCCGCATCGGCGGCAACCGCGCCGGCATTGCTCCCTCCGCTTCGGACGATCCGCTGCCCACCGCGAGCCGTCAGAACGAAAAGCAGTTCAACGTCTATGACCGCGGCTATGTGGGCGTGATCAAGATGTACGAAAAGGACATGGAGAACGCCTCCAAGAACACCCAGTCGTTCATCTCGCATCAGCAGGATGAAATGACGGGGATCGTCGAGGACACGAACAAGGTCATCAACATTGACCTGGCCGCCGGCGACGGATCGGGCATTCTCTCGACCATCAACGCCGGCACAAGCTCGGCGACACAGACGCTGGCCGTCGGCACGGCGTTCGGGCAGTGGGGTTCGCGGTACCTGCAGGCCGGCGACTTTATCGACGTGTACGATTCGACCCTGACCACGTCGCGCTCGGCCGGCGCGGGCGTCACCATCAACTCGGTTACGCTGTCCTCGGGCGGCGGCGCGGCTTCGGTTGTGCTTTCCGCATCGATGACCACGACGACCGGCGACATCGTCGTGCGCGGGCCGAACCGGCAGAACAAGAGCTATATCGGCCTCTGGGGTGCAACCCACAACCAGGGCGTCACCTTCCAGGGACTGTCGACGACAACCTATCCGCTGTTGCAGGGCAACCGCATCAACGCCGGCGGCAACCCACTGACCGAGGCATACCTGCGCTCGATCATCAGTGTGGTCAACGTGGTAAGCGGCAAGGAAATTGACGAGTTCGCCGCTTCGCATGCCCAGTTCGACGCTTACGAGGCTCTCGGGTTCGCCCAGAAGCGCTTCACGGAATCGACGCTGGACAAGGGCTACGAAACGCTCACGTTCGCGGGGAAGAAGTTCTTCAAGGATGTGGACATTCCTCCGGCGTGCGTCTATGGCGTCTCGCGCGGCACGGTGAAGTTCGGCGAAGTGACCTCGCTCAACTTCAGCGAGATGGACGGATCCATTCTGAAGTGGGTACCGGGCTATGCGGCCTACACCGCGTTTCTGCGCGAGTGGGGCAACATGCTCTATACCAACCCCAACCAGCTCGCCGTGTGCGACACGCTGAGCTACAACACCTCGAACCCGGCTTACGCTCGGTAATTGAAAAGCAGGGGTTAGGGGTTGGGGATTAGGGATCAGGGGGCGGCTTCGGCCGCCCTTTGGTTTTGGTGGCTTATGGCGGTACAGATGCACTCGGTTAGTTCCGAGGGGATCAGCGCTGTCGGGCATGACGCGAAGACGGGAACGATTCACGTGACCTTCAAATCGGGAGACACGCATCCTTTCGGACCGTTTACGACTTGGGAGTTCGCGGCGTTCAAAGCGGCGCCGTCGATCGGCAAACACTTCCACGCAAACATCAAGCGCAAGGCACTGAAATGAATCTGATTCTTCCTGAAAGCATGGATGCGCCGTCGATCCCCGATTACTTCATGCGCGGATTGCGTGAGATTGATCCGTGCCTGGTCGTTTACTGGAATAACTTTCGCAAGCGGTTCATTCTCGATCGCTGCATCAATCCGGATCCGCACACCCACAATCCGAGCTGCGAGCGCGTCAACGTGACCATCGTCCAGGACCCCGAGGGCGGTTACATGGGGCCGAACGATCGCACGCTGGATTGGATCAAGGCGCACGACTCGTGGACGATCTACGGCACGCTCGAAAACCAGCGGCGTGCGCGGGAGAACGCGAAGGCTGACTTCGAAACGAAGCGCGTTGCTTCCGCGCGCGAGGGTTACAAGGAAGCGATGCTCGATGACCGCGTCCAGATCAACAGGGCGCTGCACTTGATTCAACAGCACGATGTGGCGAGGCCGCACAAATAGGGGTCAGGGATCAGGGGTCAGGGGGCAGGGCCCCGGAACGTTGAAAGAGGAGAAAGTTATGTCGCAGGTTCCAAGCCAGGGACGGATCGTCCTTTACACGCTCACCGCAAACGACGCGCAGCAGATCAACCGGCGCAGGACCACGGGCGCCGCGATCGCGGACCGCATCAAAAACAACGCGCTGCCGCTGAGCAAGCTGCCGATCACGGAAGCGATGCCGCCGCATTGGCCCCTGGGCGCGCAGGCGCATATCGGCAACGATGCCCACGAGGGCGAAACCTATCCGTGCATGATTGTGCGCGTGTGGCCGGATGAGTTCGGCGCAGGCAAGCCCGGGATCAATGGCCAGGTGTTTCTGGACGGGAACGATACCTACTGGGTGACGTCGATCGCCGAAGCGCCGACGCCGCAGCCGAACTACTGGTCCTGGCCGCCGCGCGTCTAGCCAGCGGCTCAACCTGAAACATTCCAGACCGCAGGCCTGAGCGCTCGCCGCTCACGCTCGCAACCCAAGGAGAACCATGGCAGTCAAGTTTTACAATCCCGGCTCGCGCCTCTACGAGAAGATGAACTTCGATCATCCGACGAATGACATCAAGAAAGTCAACCTGATCGCCTATTACCAGATCGACGCGCCGGAGAAGAGCTTCTTCGAAGTGCCGACGGAAGTGGAAGTGGAGACCGAGAGCGGCCCGATCAACGTAAGCGTGAAGTTCGCCGATCGCCTGCAGCGGGACTACAAGGAGTACGGCCTGGTCCGCGTGGACCCGGGCTACAAGAAGCCTATCGGCGAGGACGAGAACATTGCGCGCAACGAAAAGGACGCCAAGGAGCGCGGCGACCGGCTGTGGCGCGATTACCTGGTTCTGAAGGCGCGCGAGCACATTCAGAACGTGGATCAGTGCAACGCCTCGGGCGTGGTGCCGATGCGCGCCAAGGGCGTGTATGCGCATGCGCTGAAGACGTTGGGCATGGAAGATCCCGCGGACAAGGTTGGTTCGGCGGTGAACCGGACACAGGATTCGGACAGGGTGCAGGCGCTTGAGGCGCAGATTGCCGAGCTCCGGAACCTGATCACGAAAGGCAGATAAATGAACCTGGCCCAGATGTACAACCTGGCGAACGCGAAGTCCGGATACGCACGTGCCGATGAGGAGATCTACGACGCGCTGAACGAATCCGGGTTTCGCGTGTACGCGGCCGTGCTCAAGGAGTTCAGAGGCTTCTTTCTCAAGTTCGATGAGACGAGCCTTGTTCTCACGCCGCTGGCCGCCGGCGCGGATCAGGAATATCCGCTGCCGCCGGACCTGACGCAGATTGTGCATTTGGCCGAACGCACAACCGCCTCGGAGAACTGGCGCACCATGGCTCCGGAGACGCTGGGCAATGCTCTGACCGATCTGCAGGACTCGGTGGGCTGGGACGATTTCTATGCCGACTCCTACGGCGGGGACTCGGACTTCAGCTTCTACGGGCCGTATCTCGATGCGGGAGCCGCGGCGGCCGCGCAGGCGCTGCAGATCATGAAGATTCGCGTGTCGCCGGCGATCGACACGACGCGCGCCTGCCAGATCGCTTACACGGCGAAATGGCTGCCGATCACGGACGGATCCTCAACGATCATGCTTCCGGACGAAGGCACCTACTGCATGCTGAATTACGCGATCGCCGAGCTGCGCCGCGCTTCGGACGATTCGGCGGCGGGCGATTACGAGGATAAGGGCGACCGTCATCTGCAGTCGTTCTTGAGCTGGCTGCGCGCGCGCCAGATCCAGCAACCTCTCAGCATCGAAACCTATGGGCCAGGCGAATGATCAGGAACCTGAAGCAGGATTCGGTTACCGAGTTCAAGGGCAAGAAGATCACGGTGAACCTTGCCGCCGGCGAGCCGGGGACGCTCTTGTCTGCGAAGAACGTGATGGTGCTCTCGGATCTAGAGCTGCGCCGCACGCCTGGCTACACAAAGGTTGCCGCCGTCGGCCCGGGGCCGGTGCAGGGCTTCTACGATTTCCAGCGGAACGTGGATCAGAAGCAGTTTGTGTTTGTGCAGTCGGGCGGCCAAATTATCGCCATGAGCCCGGACGGAACTGGTCAACAGGTTCTGTCGACGGGCGAAAAGGGCGTGCATCAGTGGGCCTGTAATTCGTTCAACGCTTATTCGAGCGATGGGTACAATGCCTGGCGGTATGTGGACAAAGCCGGCGTGCTCACGAAATACAAGTGGGGCGTCGCGGCGCCGACGACGGCTCCGAATATCGCGCTGAGTGCGGGCACGCTCACATTGACATACGGGCGGACGTATGTCTACTGCTTCGTCTCGAAGTACACCGACTCGCTCGGCATTCAGCGCGTGCAGATTGGGCCGCCAAGTCCCATGTCCGCTTTCACGGGGCCGATTGCCAACCAGGTTGTGACGCTCTCAGGCCTGCAGGTGAGCGCGGACAACCAGGTCAATTACATCTGGATCTTCGAGGTCTCCGACTCGCCCATCAATACTTCGGCGACCTACTACTTCGCGGCGGAGATCCCCAACGGGCAGACGAGCTGGGGCGATACGCTGCTGGATGCGGCTCTCGACACGACGCGGCTTGCTCCGTACGACAATAACCCCGCGCCGCCGGCGGCGATCCTGGCCGAGTTTCAGAATCGCATTGTGGCCTGCAATGGCAACCTGATTCAGCTTTCAGGCTATTCGGAGATCACGCTGGGAATCCCGGAAGAATCGTGGCCGATCGATCTGTTCTTCGATCTGCCCAGCGGCAAGCGGACCATCAGCGCCGCGATCTCGGCGCAGGAGGGCACGATCCTGCTGGTTTGTACGCAGGATTACTGGTACTCCTACACGGGCTATGACGCTACGACGTTCGCTGAGCAGGATAGGATTGCATCCCCAGGCGCGGCGGGGCCGCTGGCGCTTGTACAGACTCCGGTGGGACTGGCTTACCTGGCCGCCTCGCAGAGCTTGCGCCTGTGGAACACGACGGCGCAGGAGCCGGCGGAGATCTCCGACCAGATATGTAAAAGCCTTTACGGCACATACGCGATGCAGGACATCGATCCGAAGTACATCGGCGGGAGCGCGCTCTGCTGGTTTGATTATGGGCCGATGAATGTCCTGGCCGTATTTGCGCGTACAAGCGACTTCGCGGGGCCCGGATGGAACCTGATGCAGCTTTGGAGCTTCGCGACGGAAGCGCGGGACACGAGCGGTATGTATGGCGCGGCCTCGGGGATTTACGCGCAGCTGATTGGGACCTTCCAGACGGACAAGATTCCGAGCGTGGCGATGACGGCCGCGGGAAGCGTGGAAGTTGGGTTTCAGGGCGAGCGTTACATCTTCATGGGTGATGCAGCCGGAAATGTCTATCGCTGGCCGGACGGCTTTCTCGACAACGGCAATCCATACGTGGGCGTGGCCCAGCTGGCCTGGGCGCAGCCGAATGAAGGCAAGAGCCGGTTCTACTGGGCGGACGTGGTGACGGACCGCGCCGACTCGGCTACGAGCTTCGGCATGTACGGAATCACGGCGGACGCTCCGGATCAGATGATTGCCCCGATCCAGATGGCCGTGCAGCAGCTGCCGAGTCCGGTGAATCAGTCGGCCTTCGCGATCCGCGGAAGCATGAACGCGAAGGGGCTGGCCACGGGCGAGTATGTGAGCCTCTACCTGGTGTTTCCGCAGGATAACAACGATGCGGCGGTGCGCAAGGTTACGCTTGCTTCGCGGCCGTTGAATGCGGGGATTGCCTGATGGCCTCCAATGCGAGACCGGTGAGCGGCGTAGTCCAGGCGCACCGCGATATCTGGATAGACGCCCAGATGTCGACGCCGGCGATCGGCGCGAATGTCGTCTCCCAGTTTTTGGCTGTCATCAACGCGACGACGCAGGGCGTCGACGTATCGTTCAGCATCACGGATGCGACCGGCATGGCTTCGCTGAGCCTGGTTCGGGCGTCGGTAATGGACGTGGCGCAGGCGACCGTGCTGCAGACCTGGACGGCTTCGGCTTCGAGCTTCACCTGGTCGGACACGGACAAGGTGTTGCAGACGGTTGGGCAGGCCTTTTATTGGCTGAAGCTTGAGCCGGTGAATACGACCGGGGCGGAAGTGGTTGTGGGCCCGCAGTACATTTTGCTGAACCCTTCGCTGCTGCCGCCGCTGAAGTTGAAAGGCTTGAGCGCATCGCACGCGGCCGCGGTGAACGGTGCGGTGCTCGTGACGTGCAACATCGCGGGGATCGACGCGGCGGACGCGGATTCCGTGCTCATTACCGCGACGGGGTACCAGGGAAGCGCGAGCCCGGTATGGGTTGCGGAGAAAGCTTCGACGCCGATCCAGTTCAACCTCGAAGCCACGGGCGAGACGATCACATTGACTGCGATCGCGCTTTCCTCGGGCGGCGCGCACGCCTCGACCGGGCCGACGTGCACGCTGACTCTCAACGGAACGGCGACGGCGCCGGCGAAGCCTGAAGGAATCGTGGTAACGCAGATCTCCTCGGGCAACCAGGTGAACTGGCCGGCGAGCGCCGAGGCGGGGATTACCGGGTACCAGCTCTGGGTTGGCAATCGCGGAGACATCTTCGCGAATGCGACGCTGCTGGCCACGATCGCAGCGACGGGCGAGGGTTCGGTCGAGTATCTCGATGCGGCGGGGCTGGGCGGGGACTTTCAGTATTTCGTGATCGCGGTAGCGGCGGCCGGCAACAGCGTGCAATCGGATCCGGCGAACCCGCAGATCATGTTCTCTTCGGCGCTGGTGCCGGCAAACACAAGCTCCAACGCGGCCAACAATGCAACGCTCGACTCAATCGACGCAGGATCGAGCGCCACGGTGCGTATCTATGGCGGCGGAGGCGTGGGAACGGCTTATGCGAAGCTCGCGGGCTATGGTTCGCCGTCGAGGCCTGCGGGAAGCATTACGGGGCTGGCATACAACACGCGGTATTACATCATCTACCAGGGCGGCGTCTACCTGGCGACGACAAGCTACGCGGCGACGCTTCCGGATGGCTCGGAGTGGGTTGGCACGCTGATCACCTGTCCATCTGGCTTCTCCGGAGCGGGGGGCGCGACTGCGACCATCCAGGCTCTGTCAATTTCTCCCTACACGCTTCTTGCTATCGTTCCTGGCCTGCCCGGGTACGGGATCGGCTCGGCAACCTGCACGGTGACCGGCGGCGGCGGATCGGGAAGCGGTACGGCGATCTGCAGTGGAGGCAGCATCCAGGGCTGGACGAACGTGACCGGGTCCGGATTCACGTCGCCCGGTTCGGCCACGGTGAATATTGCGGTGACGTCGGTCTACACCGGCGGCGGCGCCGCGAATGCCGGATCCAGATACGTTCAGACCTCGTGAGGGAAAATGGCGACGGAAATCAGCAGGACCTTTAATCTTCAGGCCGGCGCGGTGATCTCGCAGGTGAAAGACGCGCTGGGCAACGTGAGCCTGCATACGATCTATGTGTCCGGGCCGAACGGGGTGACGGACGTCAATGCGGCCGTGGCCCAGATCCTCACGCAAACGGACGCGGCGGCGGCGGCGATTCACGCGGCCTTTACCGCGGCGGGATGGACGCCCAGTGGAAGTTAGGCAGGCGCTGGCGGAGGAGCTGCCACGGCTCAAGGATCTGATGGCCGCCTCGCCGGGCGAGCGGATCGATCTGAACAAAGCCCGCGTCTGGGTGGCGATCGAGGACGGCGAGATTATCGGCGTGCTGCCGGCGCGGATGTGCTGGCAGCTCGAACCGCTGCTTTTGTTTAAGGGCAACAAGATTACGCGCAGCCGCGCGGGACTGCTGCTCTATCGCGCCGCCGAAACATGGCTTGGCGATCGAGCGCAGAACCGGAGCGGCATACATTGGTTTTTCGCAGTCACACGTTCAAAGGCCGTTAAGGGCTGGGCAAACCGCCTCGGGTGGTTTCGCCAGTATCGCGGGGCCTGGACCTTCTTGAAATACCTGTAGAGGAGAGATCATGGGCTCGCATGCACAGGACGCTTCAACGCAGAGCGCCGCATCCACCGGCGCGCAGGCGCAGGATCAGCAGCTCGCCGCGAATGCGGCGAAGAATCAGCAGTTCGCCGACAGCACGCGGCAATCGCTGTTCGGCACGAATAACAACGGGACCTACACCGGCGGCACAGTCAGCCAGTTCCTCAACCCCTCCTCGCTGAATCAGACCGGCCTCAGCGGGACCTATCAGAACCTTTATAACAACGCTTCGAACACGCTGGCCAACCAGACCAAGAACGCCGTGGGCACAACCATGACGAACATGGGGCAGCGCGGCATGGGGCGCTCGCCGGCGGGATTCGCGGCGGACCAGGAGCGGCAGGCCTACCAGACGCAGGCCGGACAGCAGGGCGATTTGTATTCGTCGAACGCGCAGCAGCAGCACTCGGAGGCGTTGAACAACTACTGGAACGCGACGAACATGCTGAACTCGAACGCGACGAATACCGCGAACCTCAGCGTGCAGGGCAATACTGCGGCGGCCGGGAACTACGCGAATTTGTACGGCACCGCGAGCACACAGGTGGCGAGCCCCTGGGCCACGGCTCTGGGTACGGTTGCGCAGCTTGGCGGCGCGGCCGGGTCGATCATGACCGGCATGAACACCGGAAAGTCCGCGTAGTAAGGAGAAATCATGGCGCAGGATCCAACGCAGCAAAGTCCACTTGTTCCTCCAGGAGGGTTTCCGGAGAATCCTCTCGTTCCGTCCTGGATTCACGACGCGGCCGCAAAGATGCTGGGGATTCCGGGCGGCGGCGCGCCCGGGCCGCAGCTCGGAGCTCCACCGCCTTCAAACCTCATGCCTCCAGGTCCTCCTCCATCGCCTTCGCTTGGGTTCAGAGCATGGGCCGCGGATCCGCGCAGCAGCATGAAGGTACAGCCGTCGATGACGCCGCCGACGCAGCCTCTGCAGCCTGGGCTCGGCAACGTGCAGGGTTCGAATGCGGCGCCGCCGGCGCAGGTCCTGCCGATCGCGCAACAGCCTAAGACGCTCACGCCTCCGACGCCGCGACTCGATCCGACGCCGTTTATCGGGAGCCGCCAGGCCGCCCCGGCACAGGGATCGGGCTTCGATGCGGTTCGGCAGCAGGTGCAGCCTCAGGGCGCGCCGCCGCCGGCGCTTACGCTCCCCAGCTCCGCGCCGCCGACATTGCCAGGGCAGCCCGCGCAGCCGAATGTCGTATCCGATCTCTCGGTGCAGCAGGCCAAGCTTAGAGGTTTGCAGGACGGTGGCGCGGGGCTAAACCAAATCAAGAACCCCGTATTGCGCGCGCTGGCGCGGGTTGGGGATATCGCAGGCACTGTGCTCTCGCCTGGACTGGCCATGGCGATTCCGGGGACCACGATGCATAACCTGCAGCTGCAACAGCAGCAGCGCGGGATTGTGGGGCAGGGTCAGGCCGCACAGCAGGCTGTCATACAGCAGGAGATGGATCGCGCGAACCTTGCGCATACGCAGGCGGAGACGGCGAATATGCCGTTCAAGCTGCAAACCACGATGGCGCAGCATGGTTTGAAGGTGCAGATTGGGGAGGATGGCACTCCGCAGGTTGTTCCCGATGAAAGTTCACCGGTTTTTCAGCAGCAGCAGGCGAAAGAGGGACTTCTCAGCGCGCAGACCGATGCCTACCAAGCAAACGTAGCGCTGCGGAATGCAAACGCGGAGCTGGCAAAGCTCAAGCAGCAAAACTTTGACCCGAACAGCCCGGTGTTCAAGCTTGCTGAACAGAGAGCAAGCACGGCTCAACAGAATGCCGCATCGATGTCCGAGCGCGCGCGTTCGCAGTGGGCGAGCTATCTGATGCACTCGCAGGGCGTGGGGCTCGACGGGCGGCCGCTTGCAGGCGCGATGCTTACGGATAATGGCGATACGGTTGGATCCGTGTTCAGTCAGAATGTGCGGCCGACAGGAACTGAACGCAACAAGGGAGACATGGCGGCGAGCGCTGCCGAGCAGCTCGGGACAATCAAGGACATCGTCCAGAAACATCCCGATATGTTTGGCCCCGGATATGGGCAGAGTACGCAATTCCAAAAATGGATTGGCTCGCAGGATCCGGATGCGCAGAGGTTCCTTTCCGCGCGCACGATTGCAGCGGACCACCTGGCCGGAACCTTTGGAGGCCGCTCGGAGGCCGCGCTCACGGCGCTCGATAATGCAGTCGGGCAGTTCAAGGACAATCCGCAGGCGGCGCTTGCCGGCATCGATCAGCTCACCAAAGCCAATAGCCGCTTCCAAACTGCCGGGTCCGTGAAAACCGTGGGAAACAAAGCCAACCCGATGGCGCCCCCTGCGAACGCGCCCGGTGCGCCGAAAGAAGGCGCTACTAAGACGAATTCCAGCGGCGATGTGCTGATCTTCAAGAACGGTCAATGGGGGTTAAGATAATGACGATCCAGATCGACCCAGTAACCGGCGAGCGGGTCTCCAGTGCCCCCAGTGGTGGCGGCATTCAGATCGACCCTGTGACGGGCGAGCGTATCGCCGCTGCGCCAGCGCCGCAGATCACCGACAACCCCAGCGGAGAAGGTACGTATCCGATGTGGAATACGGCCGGCCAGAAACTGGGCGTGCCTTACTCGAAGGTGGGCCCTGCTGCGCTGCAGGGGTACAAGTTCGATACGAATCCCGATCAATCGGGGATGACGCCGCAGCAGCGCTATCTGAAGGACGTCGCGGCGACGCAACCTCCGTCGATGCTTCAGCGCGCAGGCACCGTTGCCGCGGATGTGGGAAAGGGGCTCGGCGAGAGCGCCGTGAGCCTGATGATGGCGGGAGACAGGGTTGCAAGAAAGATTCCCGGTATTGGAGAGTGGCTCACAACTCCGATCACGGGAACGCCGGCCGATAAGGCCTATGCGAATAACCTTGCCTTAGCGACACCCGCGAACACAACGCAGGCCGTTGGAAAAGGCGTGGGCGAGGCAGCGCAGTTTCTGATTCCGGGAGATGCGGAAAGGATGGGCGTTGCGAAAGCGATCGAGTGGGCCCCGCAGCTCGCGAAGGCCGCGCCTGCGCTGCGTATCGCCGCAGGAGCGCTATCATCTGGCGGGGTGAACGCCGCCCAGGGCGGAAGCTTCGGCTACGGGGCGCTCTATGGCGGTGCGGGCGGCGCGCTCGGGGAAGGGCTTCGCGTGGCAGCTCCTAAACTTGCCGAGTCCGCATTGGCGGTGCGCAATACGGATCGCGCATTCGGCGCGAACCCAGGGCAGGCCATCTTGGATGAGACCAGCGGGTTCAAGCCGGCGGCGATCGCAAACCAGGCGCAGAATCGGGTCGCGGACCTGAATGCTTTTCGGCAGGGGCTCGCGATCAATTCGCCTGCGACGGTCTCGCTGTGGGACCCGCTCAAGCATGTCACCGACGCGATGCAGGAGCAGGCGCTCCGTAACTCCGCCTCCGGAGTGGAGAGATTGACGCCGCTTCAACATCAGCTCCTGGTGCAGACGGAGCCCAAGGGAGGCTTCCCGATCGGAGTGACGCCGCGCTATCCCCCCGGCAAGGCCATCCCGATGAATGTGCCGGTGTCGGAAGCGCTCGATATGCGCGAGGGGATAGGCAACTTCCAAGCCGACAAGCCGTGGACGGGAAAAGCTTCAAGCGACCCGTTGACGGGCGCGGTGAAGGGCGCTTATGGAAGCCTCGCGAATAACATCCACGCGGCTGTGCCGGATATCGCCCCGCTCGATGCGCGCATGCATAGCCTCATCCCTGTCGCGAACCGCGCGTCGGAAATGGATTTGAACGCGTCAACCTTGCAGCGTGTCGCGGGTCGTTTCGCAAAGCCTACCGGTGCGCTTTTCAGTGCCGGGGCGGGCGCGGGATACGGATACCACGAAGGGGGCGCGCCCGGAGCAGTTCTGGGCGGAGTTGCCGGTCTTGCAGCGCCCGAAATCATTGCTTCTCCGGCAGTTCAGATGGGACTCGCGCGGGGATTGTATGGAGGCGGGACGGCGGCAAGCCGTTTCATGACGGGGGCGGCTGCGAACCTGTATAGGAAACCTGAAGAAGAGCCTGCGCGAATGGTGCCGGGGGCGACCTATAGGGGGCTTTACAGCTCTAAGTAAACACCACGATGCAGCCGACAAAAAGGCCGCAGGCAAGCAAAAGCCCACCAAAACTCTTTTCGGGCCATCCGCGCGTTTCCCACGCTTCGGTAATGGTCTCGAAGAGCATGCAACAGATTGCGATGGCGGCTACGACGATCAACAGCATGACAACCTCCGAATTTTTGCAGTATACACCCGAGCTATTTCACGAGCGCGTGAATGTCTTGATCGAGGGTCGCGAGTGTTTGTTCGGCACATTCTTTTGCGGCATCTTTGCCGCAAAGCTGCACCGCGTTGTCGACCAGTAAATCGCTTACGGTAAAAGCGACTGAGATTGCCGCGTCGCTCCCGTCCTTGGCGGCGGAAGAGTCTATTGAAACCGCGTTGATAACCCAAGGCATCGTGCGCCCAGGTTTGACAACTGTTTCTTCAGATCCGGCTCGTATCAGCCGATATCGTGGACTTTCGGCGATCAAGTCTCGGAATGCGGTGGCGTAAAGCGAGGATGCCATGTTGGAGCAATTGCAATTGAACACTACGGCCTGTTTGTGAGCATCCTGGGCGTTTGCGGGCGCGCCGACGAAAAGCATGAACGTGGCTAGCAGATAAAAAACTTTCACTTCCGCCTCACAGGGTATCTATTCCGCGCTGCTGCATGCGTAGCGGGGTTGGGCGCCGGCGGGGAGGCTATCAAAGGAAACTTTGGAGTCTCCGTAGGCGGGAACGGTCGCAGACTTTTGACGGTTGAAGACGCTGACAACGCATGATGCGTTTTTGGCGCCGTTGTTGTGGAGTTTGACGGTGAGGGTGGTTATGCCGCCAAGGGTCGAATACGAGTAGTCGGCGTGGACGTAATTGTAAGGGGCGGCGACTGCCGCGACGCAGAAGAACAGCAAAACGAGGATGAGCGCTTTCATTGAATCTCCTCGGAAAACGAACGCAGTATACACCCAACCCTAACCAATAGAACGTGATTTACGGATAAATCCCTTTTTCAGGCCGCCTTTCGAGGCGGCTTTTCTGTTGACCCGAACCCGAATGGAGACCTACCGATGCGCTCGATGAAGCTTGCCGTCCTGGCTATTCTGCTGCTGATCCCCTTTGCCGTCCTGGGGCAGACTACGACCACCTATGTGGGGACGATCAAGGATTTGACCGGGACGCCTGTGACTTCCGGCCGGATCACCTGGACGCTGAACGCGCCCACCGGAGGCAGCATTCCCGGTACCGGCTCGTTTACGGCGTCGACGGTGAGCTGCCTGATCAACTCCAGCGGGTCGCCGGTATCGAGCAAGGATGGCGTGAGCCCCTGCACGATCGTGAACAATGCGGCCCTGACGCCGACGGGAACAAGTTACACGATGTGCCGGCAGCCGTATAACATCACGCCCGGCTCCTGCTTTGTGACCTATGCCAACGGGGGCACGGTTGACGTTTCGACGCTTGTGCCGACGCCGGCGACGCAGCCAAGCTATGGGGTACAGTCCGCGATCGCCGGGATGAGCTCGGACGGCGCGAACGGCGTCATCATCGCCGGCGACGTTACGACCGCCAATGTCTGCAGCTGGAAGTTCCCCGATGTCGTCGCTTGTTTCGGCGCAACTCCGACGACGACGCCCAGCGATGCCAACTCGGTTGCCAACACCGCGGCGCTCAGAGCGGCGATTGTTTATGGCGAGACTAACAATGTGCCGATTCACGTCCCGCCGGGCTACTACTCCATCACGCCGGCCAGCAGCTTTGTGACCGAGGGCGGCACAACCGAATACGGCGCGTTTCCGATCGCAAGCAACATGAACATCCAGGCCGATGTGGGTGCGATCTTCCGGATTGCCAGCGGCGTCTCGACGCAGGCCGCGCCGCTGCCGATGGCGATGTTCTATACCAACGGCGTGGGCACGAATGTCACGATCAAAAACCTGACGATGGATATGAACGGGCAGAACAACCGCATCAGCTATAGCGGCGCGCCCATTACCATCACGGCCATCAACTGCAATGGGACAACCTGCACCGTCACGGCCGCGAATTCCTGGGTGAGCTACACCACGGTGACGCAGGCGGTCTACCTATGGGGCATGACGAGCACTTTCGGCTCAACTTTGAACGGCAGGGTCTACTCGGCCACGAGCATTTCAAGCACCGGGTTCACTTTTGCCGCGGCGGGCCTGAACACTTCAGGAACGGTGACGGAAACCGGCAGCGCGGAGATGTTCCGGCGCTTGAACCAGCCGCAGATCTACGTGACCGGCAGCGTCAACGGGCCCGGGCAGCTCCCGGCCGCCGCACTGTCGAATGTGCTGCTCGAAAACGATACCTTCCTCAACAGTCCTGGCGTCAACTGTATCGTGATGATGCAGAGCAACAACACGTCCGGAGCCGTGCTGGGAAGCGGCTGGACGCTGAAGAACCTGACGTTCACCAACAATGGCGTCGACGCCGACGATCACAGCTCGGTATTCGGCTGGTCGAACAATGTGGAAGTGGTAGGTTCCACGTTCAACAGCATCGCCACCAATTCCAACGGCGCCAACGTGGCGGGGCAAGCGCAGGTTTTGGGCATCAATCCTTTTACCGGGCTGCCTTCTCATGCGGGTCCGCTGGTTGCGTACGAGATCCACGGATCGAACACGCACTTCCACCACAACCTGATCCAGAACTACTTCCAGATGGCCTGGCTGTCGGATAACTTGACCGCGACGGTGGGAGGCATCCAGGTAGACCACAATGTCGCCAACCCGGTGTACATCGGCGTCAACACGTACGCGCAGAGCGCGGCGGAAAAGAGCATCAACGGGACCGAGATCGACAACAATACCATCCTCTTCGACGCAACCGCCTGGACGGCGAATCCCCTGGTTGTTATGAAGCAGGGTTTCATCATTGGGAGCAGCTACGGAGTGCAGAACATCAATCTGCATGACAATCACGTGGTGCAGGCTCCGGGCGCGCTTCTCTCCTCGAATATGATCTCTCTCACCGCGCCGTTCATGCCTGGGCAAAGCACGACGAAGGTTACGATCAAAAACAACACTGCCTTCGGAGTTTCGAACGGCACGCAAATATCGTCGGAAGCCGCCGATTTCAGCTTTACCTCCATTCCTGTCATCGCCGCGCAGACAAACGGAACGACCCTCACTCTGACTGTTCCCAGCGGCTACTCCGCGCCGGTGAGCAACACGCTGGGCGTGCTGAGCGGCGTTGTGGGACCGTCAAGCACGATTTTAGGCGTGCAGCTGATCACGAACACGGGCGCGCAGACCTTCACGATCCCTTACACCGGCAGCGGATGCGCAACGGCCTGTCCGCAGAGTTCGGCCGCTTTTGTTCCTGACAACACTTACTCGCCTGTGCCGATCGGGACTGTGGCCCTGAGCGGTACCGTCGCAACCTTTACGTCGACCGCCGCGGCAAGCGCGGGTTCGGTTGTTCCCCTGCAGGGCCAGAACGTGGTGTGTACGGCCTTGACCGGCAGCGCGGCTGTCACGGCGATGAACGGAGTCTTGTTCGACGTGACGGGCAATCCCGCCCTCAACAGCTTTACGGCTAACTACACTGGATCGTCTGCCGGCAGCCCTTTTACGCAGTTAAGCAACTTCACCGCGTCGTGTACGCCGACGATGGATGCTCCCATCAGTGGGGTGTCTGTCAGCGGCGGCATAGCTTCCGTAACCGCTAATAATGCTCTTCTAGCAGGTTCCGTCGTGCAATTCAGCGGAGCGGGCTTGACGGGTGGCGCGGCGAACCTGATCGGCACAACCTGCACGGTCTCAGCAACGGGCCTTTCCTCCACCGCGTTTCAGTGTCCGACCTCTGTAGGTTCTTTCTCTCTCGTCTCTCCCACACTGGGCACGGCCTTCGCCACGGCCACGCCCGCTCTCGGTGAGGTTGCGGACACGAATAACGATTACATCGACCTGACGCCGGGGGGATCGATATTCAGCTCCGGCATCGGCGATTTTATCGAGGGCCTCGGCCTGGCTCAAGCGTGGAGCGGCATCGGATCGCTCACCATCGGAGGGGGTTCGATCACGGATGCGCGGCCTGTCTCGCAGACCAAGTACGGCGTCTATGTGGAGGGAAGCGGCTCGCAGATGGCGGACCTGGGCATCAATAACCTGACGCTGCTGCCCTTCAACGGGACCGGGATGATGAGTGGGGGCGCCAACTATGTCGAGGCGGGATCTCCGTACGTCGCGAACCGCAATGCTTTCACGGCGTATTCGGCGAACTTCGGCGGCAACGTGAATATCACCGGCGCGTTGACGGCAGGCAATGTGATCGCGAACAGCATCGGTACCACGGGCGGACTGTCCGGCGGTTCCCCTTTTTACCCGTTGCTCGTGGCTTCAAATACCAGCGGGAATCAGACGGTGAACACAGCCGCCGCTTTCAATTACGTTCCTTCGACGGGGATCTTCAGCATTCCAACTCTGCTTGCTTCGGCAAGCGTGCAGGCTCGCTCATCGACCGCGGTGAATACAAACTCCTCCGGCTCCTACTACAGCGGTGCGTACACCGGGAATCCAGCCACCGTGTTTCTCATGTCCGGGACCAACGGTCACAATGCGGTCTACATTGGCGGCGCGGCCAGCGGGGCAGAGCCGGCGGACTCCATCAACTTCTATCTTGGGACCCCTGGGGCCCTTGGCGCCGGAACCCCTTATGGTTCCATGAAAACCACCGGCATGGCGATGAACCTGCCGATTACCAGCGGCACCACGACGTTCACGGTCTCAGGTTGCGGCACGGCCGGCTCGGTTACCGGGAACGGCACGGCCGGCACTTTCACTGTGGGGACCGGGGCCGGAACGTGCACCTTCGTCTTCACGATCAATGGAGCGACCGGCATGACCGCGACTCACGGGTGGATAGCCAACGTGGACGACGCTACCGCAAAGCTGCATTGTGAAAACACGGCCACTGTTTCAACTACGACTGCGAACGTGATATGCAACGCCACCGTCACCACTGGGGACCTGATCACCTTCAAGGCGGATCCGTACTAAACCATGACCGCCTTCGATCTGATCGACTCAATCTTCTCGCGCGCGCATCTGGGCATGCCGGCGAACGCGCGGCGGATCACCGGAGAGCAGCTCGCGTACCTCGAACGGCTGATCGGTGAAGATTGCGCCGCGGCTGCATACAAGCCGCACGGGCCGGGGGAGATGATCTGGCAGCCGGGCGGCCGGCACAAGTACATTCTGACGCGGGAAGGATTCGGCAAGCCGCGCAGCCTGACCAGGCTAAGCAACATCGCGGGCTCCGAGATGGGCATGCTGTTCTAG